AGTTTCTGCGTCAAGACCATGAATTGCTTTTAAGTCTTGTGCGAGTTCCATTGAATACTCAGCTTTTAAAGCTCTTGTTTTAGCAGTAACAGTTTGTTTCTCGATTGAGAAAGCCATTTCTGCGAAAGAGTTTGCTGCTGCGTCTCCTAATGTCTCACCATTTGCAGTTGTTAATCCACCTTGTGCAGCGTAGTTACCTGCTGATGGTGAATCGTTTAGTGTCGCAGGGTTAGTTGCGTCATGACCTGTAGTAGGTGTGACTAAGTCTCCTGCAGCATCGTTTGCTGAGAATGAACTCTGCGGTTCGTTTACAAGAGCTTCATCGCCGTTTTGTGCGGCTTCTCTACTTCTCATCGCGAAGATAAGACCTGTTGGGCCAGTCATTGGCTGAACACCACAGATATCATATGCGATAAGATTAGGCATTGCTCTTCTAACTAAAGAGATTAAAATAGGCTCCCAATTATCAACCTGTCCACCAGTTGAGTTAACAGGTGCGGCTTCTGAAAGGAAGTTTCTATCTTCTCTTAATGCTTTTTCTTGGTTTTCCAAGATAACAGTAGTAACCGCTCTTCTGTAACTGTCTTTGATTTCTGGTAAATCATTGTGTTCAAGAACTGGTTGCCACTTTTCTTGTAAATTGTTAGATTGAAACATTTATCTTTTCTCCTTTTTAATGTTTATAATATTTATATTTTGTATCATTTTACCCATTAATAATATTAGTTTTTCGCACGGTTATGGGTTTTGCTGATAGCTTCTAAATATTTTGCCATCGAATCTGATGTTTCAACAACATCTGATTCACCCTGTTCTTCAGTGCTTTGTTCGTTCACTGGTTGTTGTTTTGGGAAATAAGATTCTTTTAATGTTGATAATTTTTCTTTGTAACTATCAGCATCTGAGTAATCTACATCCTCGATTAACCCTCTGAACTTTTCTATCTCTAAATCAGTTAAATCTTCTGATACCTCATTTATGATAGAATCCTTTGTTAAACCACCAATTTGTTCGTGAAGTTCTTTATTCTTCTCGATTGAATCATTTAGTTTTTCTTCTAATTCTTCAATTTTTTTAGATTGGCCGTCTAATACATCGTACTTTTCTTCTGGGACATCTACATAATGGTCTTCAAACAATTGTTTTAGTCCACTAATGAAGTCCTCTGCGATTTCACCTTTTAAACCTCTTTCAATCGCTAGTTCGTTTTCTTTCATCCATTCTTCAGTAACATATGCTAAGTAAGAATCGATTTTTTCTACTAACTCGCTTTTGATTTCTTCGGTTTTTTCGGAAAGTTCTTTATCGTACTCTTCATCTAATCTGTCGATTTCGCCTCTGACTTTGGATTTTACTGCTGCCTCGAATATTGTCGCTGCTTTAGTTTTGAATTCTTCAGAAAGATTATCATCGTTAGAGATTAAAGCTTCAACATCTTCTTTTACATTGATTTCTTTAATTCTAGCTTCTTTTTTCTCCTTCTTCAGTGCTTTCATTTCTGCAGTTTCCTCATCTTCCTCTTCATCTTCTTCATGAGCACCTTCATGCATTCCCATCATTTGGTTATACATCGCTTTTAGGTCTTTACCATGCATCCCTTCCATTTTCTTATACATCGCTTTTAGCATTTCGGCTTCTTTATCACCTGGTTCAGCGTCTTTCTGCGCTGGGTCACCAGAAGCTGGTTTTGCACTATCTGCTGCTTTTGCACTTGCAGATTTAGCGTCTGTTGGGGATGTTATAGCTTTACCTAAGTCTTCTACATCTTTGTCCATCTTTGGAGCTGGGTCACCTTTTACAGCACTTTTCTTTGGAGCGTCATGAGCTCCTTCAGAAACAACTTCTTCTTCTTGAAGTTCTGCCATAACTTCGGCCTCTAGTTCCTCGATTGTTTTGTCTATTTCTGACATCGGATATCTCCTTTTGTTATTTTTATATTAATATTTATAAAATTATAATTTTTTGAGAAACTTTGCAAATTCTAAACTTAGAACTTTCGCCTCTCTTGAACGGATTGCTTTTTCCACATTCCTTTTCATCTCTGCTATTTCCGCTTCTTTGATAATACCATTATCCCATACCCATTCTTTACCTTCCATAATACCTTCTACAAAGGCGTTTGGTGCAGATGGGTCTGCGACTATATCTGCGGCGGTTGCGAGATAAAAGTCATCTTTTACATAAGATGCACCGTTTTTTTGTTCGAGAGAACCAAGTCCACGACTTGATACTCCTAGTTTAGCACCTTCATCCATCAACGATTTAACTATTTTCCCCATTGGTGTGTCCATAATCTTCGCTTCGCCGATGAAATTTTTTCCATCTTTATATAAAGCTGTAATCATGTGTGAAACCCTTTCAAGATTAACTGTCGGGCCATCTGGGTGTCCAAGTTCACCGAATGCTCTTTTTTGTTCAGTAAAATTCCTGTTGTACTGAGCAACTTCTTTCTGTAGTATATCCATAGGATATATTCTACCATTCCTGTTTTTAATATCAGCCTGCATGAATATACCTTTTATTTTGTACTCTTTCTCACCATTTTCTTTTTCTTCGGTGATGTATTCGACTTCCTCAACTTGTTCTGAAAATAACTTTAAACTTTCTTTCATTGTTTTCCCCTATGCTGTGTAGTCTATACCAGTATATCCTTCTCTTTTTCTAACTAATATTATAAAATTACATGCTGCGCTTGTTGTCGCGAGAATGTCACCATTATAACCAGAGGTTTTGGGATTTAAAAATTTGAACATAGTGTTGTCTCTTCCAAACCCTAGTTCACCACTACCATACACTGTTATAATATTATCATCTGTAGTTGCGTCAAAATGTAATTGTATTGAAGTACCTGCGGCAGCAGAATTCCATTTAATTCCTACAAGGTCTAAAACCTCTGTTCCAGATGCCGCGTTTCCATCTAATGCGGATGCATCGACAATCTGCGCCTTACTTTCTGCGCCAGGTGCTTCTATTAAAAATGCTGCCTCTAAATCTTTGTCATATAATGTTGTCTTTGTGTATGCCATGTTTTTATCCTATCCTTACATTATTGATAACATTTCTCTTTCAAAATATTTCATGAGTTCTTTTGTTTGAACTCCGAATCTTTTTGCGCTATCTTTTATTGACTTATCAAAAGTATTTAGGAAATTTTGTGGTTTAGCATCCATTTTTTTAAAAATATCATCCACAGCTTTCTTCATTTTTGGAGAAAGTTTTTTATATTCCTTACTTTTTTTATGTTCCTCTCTCTCTTGTACTTGAGAGTAGAAGTCACTAAACTTCTTCTGATTCATCTGTATTTTCTTTTGACTGTGGACTTGATACAAAAGTCTTTGATACATCTTGTTTTCTAGTTTCTAATGCGTCTGCGACATTTTGTGTCATTGCATCTTTGAATGCGTCCTCAGCCTCAACATTGTTTCCTTTCGCTATTGCGTTAACTATTTTTTCTGCGTGTTCACTCATTATTCTTCATCTCCTTCACCATTATTCATGGAGTCAAAATCAACTTGGTCGCCACCACCAGTTTGTGGGTATCTTGTTACACCATCTGATTCATCTGGAACTGTGACATCACCTTCACCTGTTTCTTTTTTAATCTCATCACTCATAGTAGAGATTTCTGCGTCTGTTAATCTAAGAACATACTTTTGTACATATTCTTTACTATAGAATGTTCCAATGTATGATTGAATTCTATCCAGAGTATTTAATCTTCCTTCTAGTAATTCTGCGTGTTTTAGTTCTGCGAAATGTCCATCTCGTAAGAAATCAAACTGTATGTGTTGTTTGATATTGTACCAATCTTCATCATTCATGACACCTTTTAAAAGTAATTGAGTTCTTAAAATGTCTAAGAATAATGCGGTAAATCTTTTTCTTAATCTTTGAACAAACTTTGTAAATTTAAGTTCATCTCTTGTTACCTCAGTTGACCTACCCATTCCGACAATAGTGCCTGGTGATTCTTCTGTAAGTCTTGATACTGGAACATTTAATGAACGATATAATTTCTTTTGAAAATATTTAATATCTTCAATCTCACCAAGATTCGCTCCACCTGGTAAAGTTGTAATCTCTGTACCTCTACCACCTTCTCTTCTTGGTAACCAAAAATCTTCTAACA